AAATTTCACTGTAACCCCCCATTTTTCTATGTGATTTATATCAATTCTTGAAATCATATATAAATATCACTTAATTCTTTTTCATTGTAAATAAATTCAAAATTTTCATTATTAGTTGATGTACTCTCCCAATAATCTTCTTGTACTTCTACCGTTGTTAAAATCATATTTTTCTCCCTAAAAAAATTCATGGTCAATTGTTCTATCTGGGTTTACATTTCGTATATTATACTCTACCACACCCAAATCAAATTCTGGTTCTCCTTCTAGCATCTCATACTTACCCTGTCCTATCATTTCTTTCCATTCTAAATCTATATCTTTTGGGTATTCTATAGTCCACTGCATATTTGATTCTTTTAACATTTTTTTAGCTTTTTTATTCAATGGTAAAATATATCTGAACTGTTTACCCTTTATTCTTTTAATACCTTTTTTCTTCATAAAATCGTATGTTAACCAAAATACTTTTTCCTTACCTATCATTTTAGCATTTTCTTCACATAATGTTCTAGCAGAACGAGGATGTATTTTTTCACCCTTATCACTTACATAAATATCTGTCCAAATAAAACCACCATATAAAAAATTAAAACTCTGATATACATAACCTGGTTTTCCTACAATTCCATCCGCCCAAGTATAGAGAAACAATCTATTTGGTGTATTTTGTTTCATCCATTTTACAACTTTAGATAACATTTGAGATTCAGAGTTTCGTGGCATCTCATCCAACATACACATTTTTCCAATCTCATAATAATCTTTTGTTCCAAGACCAGTAAACATCTTATTTATAGTCTGTCGTGGTTGTGTTCCCCAACCTAATGTAACAACACCTACTAACCTATCTTCTAAAAAACAACCAAGATAATGTTTTGTTAATCTTGGCATAACCTTTGAATAATGAGTATTCTGAATCATATCTACTGCTCGTTCTTTACCTATCTCTCTAATAAAATTATTCATTCATCATATCATCATATTTATTAGCTAACATTTTCTTCATAAGATTATCTCTATTATCAATCTTCTTTTGTTGTTCTTTACCACCAACAGATGTACTCTCATATATTTCAACTGCACCAGTATTAGTATTTACTTTAGCTGGATATGTAATACCATCTGGACCAAATCTATTTTTGATAACATGAAATCTACCTGTATTACCAATCTTATCTTCTACTTTTCTACTTAAAGATACTACAAAATCTGCTGTCATAATCTTTTGATATGATTCTGATACTTTCTGTGCTTCAATTACATCTTCATCTAATGCACTTCTGTTTGCGTTATGCAGTATTTTATTTACATCTTTATACTGAGATGCTCTCTTCAAATTCCTAGTTGCTTTTCTTCTATTACCTTGTTTACTTTTAGGTATTGGCTTTAATTTAAATTCTTCTTTTAAGTTCATCCCTTGTACGATATCCTATCTAGTTCTTCTTCTCTCTCACGTTCCTCTACTACAGCGCACTCGTACTCTATACCCACGTAAGCCATGTTATCTACATAGTGATCTTTGTTAGTAGGGCTGTTCATCCTTCGTGCTAACTTCGTAGCTTGATGAACCAAAGCTATATCTCTGGCTGTTAACTTGTTACCAGTGATAGCGTTAAATATGCGAGCAATGTGCTTGTGGTTTGACACAGGGCTACCATAGTCATCTAGCCTGTCGCCTGAAGTAAGTGAGGATGCCTCTGCTAACAAGTCACAACGATCTAAATGTTTCTTCATAATATGATCCCCTTGCGTCTAAGCTTTGCAACAAACATCTGTAAGTCTTCTCGCTTTCTTGTGTAAGTTTCTTTTGTTTGTGGATTATTATCACGCATATAATCCTCCATGGCATTATCCATAACTTTTTTAAGAAACCTCAGTTCTTCTTTTTGTGCAGGGGTTATTTCTACCTCTTTCGTCTTGGGGTATCCATAATCATTTCTACTCGTCATCTCCAAAGACCTCTCTCCATACTTTCATTCTCCTTGCTATCTTTTCTTGTAATCTTTTTTCTTTTTGTAGGGCTTGCCACTTTAACCTAGATCGTTTTTTTGATTCACCATTTTTGTTCATACGCACCACATACCATTTTCTATGCTCGTAACTAGCCTTTGGTATGGGTTTTAGTTCAAACTCTTTCATAAATTTTTAGGTCTCGGCAGTGGAGGTTTAGATATATGTATAAAAGTTTTACTGCAAGTATTCTTACCATAGAATAACTCTGATGCGTTTTTGCATTCTTCTAATGTTCCGTAGTCTGCTCTGTAAAACTGTCCGTGCATACCGTCTAATTCAAAACACGCATACCCAAACGTGTCACCGTACGTCTCGTTAGTCCACGCCTGACACGCATCTGCTGTAGTGAAGTATGCTACCATCATAATACTATAAAGTGTTATCATCTTTCTCTCCTCTTTTAGTTCGCCCCCTATAGCACTAGGGGGCTAGATGTCTCGTACCCTATTCGACAAGATCAGTAGATTATGAGGTTCAAACCTAAAGGAGACCTACCTCTTGTTGCAGTGGATATTTTATGCCGTAGGACTCTCACTGCTTACCCTACTCGGTGGGAACAAATTGAAAAACCACCGATCGCCACATTCATCTTAGGGGATGAGTTAGTTCTATCGCATCTTTCATGCTACTCATTAGATCATCTACGTTATCTTCATTGATAACCATAGAAAATCCCCCTGCTTTATTAATATCATTCAAATTTTTTTCTTGTAGTGCAGTAGGCTTATTGCTACCAGACTTACATTCAATCCCAAAAAATTTACCACGATAACACGCTACTATGTCTGGCACACCACTCCTCCCATACCCATAGGTCATGGGGTAGAAGTAATACGCATCCATAGCTTTCAACTGTGCTACTGCTTTCTTTTTTACTTTAGCCTCTGGTGTCATTTCTAAATCCAAAAAAACTGGTTTCAAAACTGGGGGTCGGCAAAGTCATACGAACCACCATTAGATATTATATTACGATAATAATCCTTACTACTGTGACCATACTTGTCTATAAACTCTTCTTCGGTCATGTGTTCGGCATCTTGTTCCATGTCAAGGATTTGATCGCTAAGTCTACTCATTATTTTCTCCTTTGTATTATTGGGTTAGGGATTTCCCTAACCCATTTTTGGTTGTACGTTTGTGAGCCAGAAAATACCTTCTTCTGTTTTCCAACCCACGTTTCTTATTCTGTCATCTGGCTTGACCATTGAAAGTACTGCTATCCTATCTTGCATCCAATCTGGCAAATCACTTACACTAGCATAGCAACCAACTTCATTACTGTCAATACATTTAGTGCCTAGACATATTACATTAACGTAACCGTCATCATTACGTACTGAAACACGATAAATACTATTGTATATTGTTGAATTGTTACTTAACAACATAGAACATACCATCTCCAGTATTGTAACCAACATCTTCTACGTACTCGTCAACGTCAGTAATATTAAGAACACTAACCTTACCCATGATGTCTTCTGGCATTTCTGCCTCTGTGTAACGTTTTATTTCTTTCACAACTTGTGGAGTATTTGTCTGTAAGTTGTTAACGTCAATGACTTCAAAGTGTAGTTCCCCGTCCCCATACTTGTCATAGGCACGAACAAAGTGTACGTGTAGAGTTTTTGCTTTAGCCTCTTTAGACACATCTATAGCTTTAAAACATTCTTGTAACTGATGTTTTAATTCTGGTTGAACAAACTTGTAATCACTTTTGAGAATATTACGAAACTCTCTCTGTAACACGTCATCATCATATCGTATCTTACTCCAGAGATTATCTGCTATATTCCTTTTATCATTAATACCTCGTTTAAATTTATCCTCTATACTCCTCACTTCCATCTCTGCAATCTCTATAGGATTGATAGGTCGCATAGCTTTCTTTGCTTTACTGAGAATAGTTTTAAGGTTGATACTTGTGTGCATACTATGTTGGTCGTTGTAGCTAGCATACTTTTCATTGCATATATTGCGTGATGCAACCATGTACTTTTTCTCGCCACTAACCCATTCTTGATAGTCAGCCCAACCAATGTACCCCAAGACATACGGATTGTCTTCGAGGTACACCCATAACTCGTTATCATGTTTATGTGCAAACTTTAAACCTGGTGAATAGGCTAGTAACTCTTTCACATACTCATGTAACTCTGGAATGATAGCACATATATGCTTTCTCTCGCCACTTAGTATCTCTTCAAGTGTCATAGTTTTATCTAGTATTTTACTAACTCTTGTATGTAATCTATTCATTATGTCCTCCTTGGGGTTACTAATTCTACTATTGTTGCCTCGGTGTATTGTTGCTTTAGTTCCAAGGCTTTGTTAATCCAGTTGTTGTACTGGCTACGCACTTTGGTTTCGATCTCCCAACTTTCGTAGTCTTGACCGTTCCGATCTTTGTAGTCACCACGTTTGACACTCTCCAGAATGCTATCACGCACAAACATATCAAGCAGGGTAACACGACATGGGTGGTCTTCGGTTTGAAATACATGAGCAATGAAGTCACCCTTACCAGTCCAATCCCACCAATGGTTCATATCTTTACTATCTTCACCAAGCCATTCATTGTAGTGTTCTGTCATGGTCTCTCGGTTTCTTTGATGTGTTTGCCAATCATAACGATCACCAATGTCTACCAAGTTCCACATGGCATTGATGTAGTTCCACATACTCTCAATAGCACCTTTGAGTTCAGCCTTACGTTTCTTGTCTACTCTCCACTTTGGTGGTGCAAACTGAAACGTGTTACCCTCTGGTAGCCATTCTTTAGTATTGACTGGTTTACAAAAGAATAACTGCCTACCATCTTCTTCGGAATCTTTATGCCACCAAACGTAGTCACTCTTTGGTAAGAAGAGTTTATCATCATACTTAATGATTGTGTCTGGTTCGTAATGACCAGTGTTTGGGTTCTTAACTCTTCTCCTACCCATACAGATATACTGTTTGCCATTATCGACAAGAAAGTCCATATCAATAGGTAAGTTGTGTTCTAAGAATGTATACCTTGACATATGTGCGCCCCCACCAGAGCCATTACGTACCTTGATAAACTCGTTACCCTCGTCATCAATAGACCACACTATCGGTGCTAGTGCCTCGACTTCTTGCATGGTTGGTTTTCTTTTTGCTTGACTATGATGATAACTACCCCAAAAACCTATTGGGTCAACCTCACCGTCATTGAGAATATACTTCTGGTCATTGACCTTGATAACACGTTCCCACTTTCTACTGCGAACACCTATCGGTCTAAGGTCATCTTCTTTCTTATGGTTCTTACTAACCATAGGTTTCACTTCGTTATATCTCTTTGCAACATCTGCAAAGCTTGATAATCTCATTGATAAGTATCTATATGACATTCTGTTTCTCCTTTTGTCTATATAAGTTGCGAGTTCTTTTATAAACTCTTTGGTTTCTTCGTTTAGGTTTTGATATTCTTCGCTCAGTTCCATGTTAGGGAATTCCCTACATAAAATCTGACTTGACGTGAACAACCTTACCCACGTCTGGTTTTGCACTTTTGTTGTCTAGGACACACCATAGTGTAGGACAAGTCCATTGACCCCATGACCCACCGAGGTATCCGTCCGTTAGGATAATGCAAGCTTGTGGTGACACGTTATTGTCAGCCATGTACTGAGGAACACACTCAATCATAGTGCCACCCCCACCCTCTGGCTTGGTTGAGTTAATGAGATTGTCTAGCTCGTGCATCTCATACTTCTCTGCACGACACACCTCGGTATCCCAATACAATATGCGTACTGCACTAGGCTTGACGGTTTCAGCGATAGACTTGACCTCGGATAAGAACACCGATAGTTCACGACTACCAATACTGCCTGACGTGTCAACGGCAACCACCAACTCCTCGACTTTCTCTGATACCCCACTAGGCATATAGATACCCATACTTATGTATCGTCTGTTAGGCTTGCGCCAACTAGAGTAGTCTCGACCTGCACAAGTCTCGGTAATAAACTCACGTAAGATCTGTCGCCAATCTACTTGTGGTCTCAGTAACTCGTCAATGTCACGATCACCACCACTACCCATCTTACCTGCAACCATTGCACCTTGACGTATAGCTTGGTCAATCTCTCTTGCAAGTTGGTCTTTCTCATCAGGGGTCATGGTCTTTGCGTTATCCCAGTCATGCTTGTCTAACACATCACCACTCTTGGTATGACCCATACCTACATTTCCGTTCTTCTTCAAGTCGTGGAATACTCTTGCCGTATCCCAACCCTTGTACTTCGGATCGTAGCAACCCTTGGTCAACTCGCCAGTCATTGTGGCAAACCCATCCTCGTTATCTTCAATGAGTTTGGCATTGATAACAAAGTCCATAGCCATGTTCGCTAGTTGTTGGTTATCTCTGGCTAGATGTTCCCAAGTGTGTAAGTGTCTGTATAACTTGTGATAGTTCTCATGCAATACGAGAAACCGTAACTCTGCGTCATTGAGTTTCTCACAAAACAAACGACCATACTTCTCGTTCATACCATCAGTACAAGCCGTCATGTCGATATCATCAGAGATAGTGCGTTCACCGACCATCAGCACCCCTGCCAATGCCATGTACTTTTTATTCTCCATGATACCAACAACTGCTTTTTGTAGCCGTTGGTCTACTGTTAGTTTTTGTCCGATACTAAGCATTCACTCCTCCTTACTTCTTATCAGCAGAGAACATATAGTTGTTCTGCCTAGCCCAATCAGTAAACTTCTTGTTGGTCATCACCATTGATCGCTTGGAATACTTTGGTGACTTGACACCATTAGCAAACAAACCTTGAGCCTCTGCATCTAATCGCAACAAGTATTCCATCCAATTATCTAACCACTCACGTTCCAAGGTAGCCAAGGTACGATACACTACCATACATACTGCACTAGCCGTAGTTGGTACTTTGGCATTCTTTGGATCTTTCTTGATGTCATCAAGTTTGGGTAAGTCATCTGCCACACTAACATGAGCCATCAAGTCCATAGCACCACGTTCGCCAATCGTACCAATCAATGCA